TTTTGATGTCGCTTATTGTCTATATTGCTGACGACTTAGTAACAGAAAGAAAAGAAAAACTACAAAAAGAATCACAACAATAACAAACGGCAATTGAGACTATTGGTTGTCTCATTGCCTCAACAAGGAGAGACATATGAAAACTAATCTATTACCAAAACTAACTAATGGTGAGTATGATTTATTATTAACTAGTGTCGGTTGTGCACTACAGAAGTGTGACCAATTAGATGATAGTAAACAAGCCGAGAAAGAGTTGCTCGATCTTTACGGGAAGATTGAAACTCAAACGATTGAACTTAATACATATATCAGAATGGAAGGGTGTTAATATGTTTAATTATTTAATTTACGGAAAAAACAATATGAGCATGAAAAAATATAGGCCATTAGGCGATAGAGACTTTGAGATAAACCTAATTAAAGCGGTCTTTTGGCCTACCTATGAACAAGCAAAGAGTAAATTTGACGAACTAGTAGAAGATAATAAAGACATGAATTGGCAAATTAGAAATCATAATACTAAGAAAATATTAGATAACTACCATGGTTACTAAAAAGGAGAATACAAATGAGTGACGTAAGAGAATACACAATTAAACTATTGGACGAAATGGATGTGGGGTTTTGGAACGCTAGCAAGTTAGTTGAAAGCTTACTTGGATGGATGTCGGAAGATGAAGTTAAAGAGTTTTATAAATCAGAATGTGAGTTTGATAATGAGTAATTACAACGGATGGACAAATAAAAAGACTTGGAACGTAGCACTATGGATAGGGAACGATCAAATGATGCACGAAATAGCTAATGAACAAGGTAGTTATCAGAACTTTGTGCAATGGTTAGCTGATTTTGACTTGTTTGAAACTCCTGACGGAGTCAAATACAGCGATAAGGAGATAGATGTTGCACAACTCAACAATGATCTATTTGAAATACAAGATGAATAAAGAAGATAGAGTATTAATATATTTACTAGCATATGGGTTTATCCTGTATCTAGTTGTAATTGTTAATGCTTACTTAACATATTAATGGCATTGACTTGCCGATTAACCGTGTAATATGGCAGTTCAATCGCCGATTTACACGACTAGGGGATATTATGAGGTTAGAGTGCTCTAATTGTGGCGTAGAAGAGGATCTAGTTGTCACAGAATATAATCAATACGGGAATTATCCAGTGTATTGTTCAACTTGTTTGGAACTATTAGGAGAAGAAAGTGAAAAAGATAACTAGAAATATGTTTATGAATTGGGAAGGCGGTGCAGATATTTGGACACAACACGATGATTTAATTGAATATTTTCTCTCAATATTGAATGGTGAGTTTGATGTTGAGAGGTCAAGAAAAGAAATACTAGAATATAACGAAGAGGATACTGTAACAGAAGAAGATCTTTTAAACGAGCGAGTATTTTGGGATAACAAGGCTAGTCATAAGTGTTGACACAGTTTTAAAACCGTTGGTAACCTTGAGCGTAATAGTAATCACGGAAATTAAATAAAAGGAATTATAAAATGAAAAGATTAAAGAAGGGCGAGAAGAGAGTAGTCCCTAATTGGGATAAGTACCTACCATTAAAAAAAATTGTAGATACAAATACACCTAAAGGTTGGGACATTGATAAGGTAACACTAGTTGAAGGCGACTATCATCCAACTACTCATGTAGAAGTTATCTTTGTAAAAGAAAATAGAGACCATGTTAAAGCTACATTTTCAGGTGGTCATATAAGGAATCAATTACATAAGTTTGTAGAATGATCAGTAAACCATTCGACTTAGACTTATATAAAAGAACTGATGCTTTAGGAAAAGATGGTGTCATTAAAGAATTGCAAAAGTATTTCCCTTCTAACTACACCATCAAAGAAACAGAAGATAGATATGCTGTAGACATTACAGTTTTAGATTCTACTGGAACGCCATATTGTTATGTAGAGGTTGAGGTAAAAGAAGATTGGCATGATAATGTATGGCCGTTTAAAAGTATGCACGTGCCACAAAGGAAGAATAAATTTGCCAACCTTGGTAAGCAAACTATCTTTATTACCTTTAATGCAGATTGCACTGGTTACGTTGCTTGTGATAATAAAACAATGCTTGCCTCATCACTTAAAGAAATACCTAACAGATACATAAGTTCAAACGAATTTTTTTATGATGTAAACCTAAATGATATTCATCGAAATGATTTAACTCAATTATTAAGGAACGATAATGGCACACCCACAAAAATTAAGAGTAACAAAGAAGCAAGCGATAATGAATGTAATCAAAAAAGAAAATCCTACACTATCAAGTATCTACATCAAACGAGAATTTTATAAAATTACTTATAAAGCTTATTCCGAAGGAAAGATAAACACAAACGTGTGGTTAAAAGAAAGGGGAGTATCCCAGTGTTGTAAGTGTCAATCGTGGGATGAGATTATTCATCAGTATAAATTATGTGGTGTATGTCTTAATGAAAAAGAGCAGTTGGCAATTAGAAAATTTAATAAAAATAATTCCTTGACTTGTTAAGTTAACGATTGAACAATGTTTATTGGAGAGACATATAAATGAAGCAAGCTAGAATTTTAAAATTCAGATTAATTGCACCGACTAAATTTAATTGGAAACGGTTAAGTGTTAAATGTCCGTTGCATGATGAATGGATACAATACTTTTGGGATAAAAGAACTGCCAATGATATGCATGATCAGGTGGAACTTTTACTTATAAGCAAGTTAGGTTTCAAGCACGAAGAAATTATCTGTTATAGCGAAGATAAAAATTTTACTTATGTGATGTTAAGTAATCACGATAAACATATTCTTAAAGAGGAAAACCATTAATGAAGGAATGGGGAGTAATACAAATGGATCAACATAAATATAAAAAAGAAGAGAAAGATTTAATAGAACGTACTGCTACTAGTGCCGGAGAATTACAACATGCTTTAGATAGAATATCTGGTACGGAAACAAAGGTTGACATCAAAAAGTTTAAGGAAGCAATAGAGAAATTAAAACTTTGGTTAAAGGAGAATAACCTATGAAAGAATGTGACATGATTTATGCAAGGGTATCTTTACTTAAAACTCAAGTGAATTATTTAAAGCAAGCTTGTGACCATGCCTTATCTGTTTTTAATGATGCAGAGAAATCTTGTACTGTGCCTTACGAATTTCCAGTTAAAGAAATGGACGTGCTAAGGATACAAACCCATCTTGAATATAGATATAGATCGGTTGAACATACTTTAATTGATATGCTTGATGAAATAAGACAGCTTGGAGAAGAAGTAGATTATGAAAAAAGATAATAGTGAATGGCTTATATTGGGATTATTAGGAATACTCTTGTTAATCTTTGAGCTTTATTTATGTTTTTGGTGGGAGTTAAAACCATGAGGTGGTTAAAGTTTTTGATGTGGAAATATTTTAAGAAAGACCCAAAGATACAAACGATAGATGACTTTATCTTTTGGGATAATAAATTATTTAAGGAATATAAGGAGGATTACGATGAAGACAGCGATTATTTGCATTAGTTTATTGAGTTTAATTGGATGTGGTAAGGATGTGAAAGTACAATCTTTTGAAACAAAGATGCAATGCTTTAGAACACACACTGGTATTCAATGTGTTGGTGACGGAATTCAATGTAAGCAACAATTTAGATCACCAAGTTTAAACTGTAGGATTACAGTTATTACAAAGGATGGGAGTCGACAGCCAAACCCGTTAACCGTAAACAGAGAGTTAGAGGGAGAAGTAGTAAGATGGTAATAACACCAATCCCTAACTGGCGTGGAAACAAGTGGATTAGGTACATGCTTAAAGCACACTTACCAAAAGAGGGAGTGCCAATAGAAGTAAGTGAAAGAAGTCAACCGGCCAATGGTATACAAGAAGCAACTAAGTATGCCGTAGTTATTTATAAGTTAGGGGATAAACTTTACAGGACGGAATTAAAACTAAGAAACGACAGAACAAGATGGTCAAAGGAGAAATAGTATGAGCAAAGAGAAGGTTAAGTTTTTAGGTAAGGATGTGGCTATCTTAGATTTAAGTTTAGCACAGGCAATTTATCTGGCCAAACAAGAGTTTCCTAAGATCTACAAAGAGACAGATGGATATAATTATACTTATGCAAACTTGGGTACGATGATGGAAAAGATCCAACCTATCCTTGATAAGTATTATATTGATCTAAGACATGAGCCAGTTGGAAAGTTAGGTACAGAGAAATCATTTGTTGGAGTTAAAACAATCTTAACTTCAATGGTTACTGGTATGGAAATGTCAGTTGAATTTTCTCACTTAACTAACTCTGATGACCCTCAGTCAATGGGTAGTTATCAAACTTATTACAGAAGGTATAACTTGTTATGTTTATTTAACTTGATACCTGAAAAGAAACTTGATGATGATGGTGAAAGTGTAACAAAACAAAGAGGCGGTAGTAATAACAATAGTCGAAGACTATAACAACAAGGAGAGATTTTATGTATCAGTTAACAAGAGAAGATTTAGCGAACGACTCGTTTGGTGGTGGCAGTGCAGAGAAGAAAGAGAAAGCTTGGGTGAACGATAAGCATTTTAAAAATGGTGAGACTGTAGATTTTAATATCGTAGATTTTGCTTTAATGGAAATGAAAGATAAGAAAACTCAAGTGCCAAGGTTTCATGCTCAACAAAAGATGATGGTTCTTTCAGGTGAATTTAAAGGTAAAGAATATACTTACACTTGGTGGGATGTATTAGAGCCGGGTGATCAAAACAAACCTGGCCGGTCGTTGTCATTCTTAACGACAGCATTAAAGAATCTTGGTATCCCTGAAGAGTTACTAACTAAACCAGTAACAGAAGCATTAGGCTCTGCAGTTGGTAGGTCACTTACTGCTACCTGTAATCAAGTACCAAAGAAAACTGGTGATGGTCATTATACTAACTGGCATAATTGGCAACCATTAATTTAATTTAGTTGAGGAGTCTATGAGATATTTTTCTTATGTAGCAGGTGAAAAGTGGTGTATTAATTCTTTACTTACTACAGCAAGAATAAAAGAAACATTTAATAATCTGCCCCTTGATTGGGCAGCCTTTGCCTCGATACAAAACTACGACGCTCTAGGGAAAATTATTAGCTGTCCTTTGTATATTGATATAGATTCCTCTTCTTTGTATGATGCTTGGACCGAAGCAAAAAATACTTGGGCTAATTTAAAATCTGATTTTGATATTGAACCACATATATTCTTTAGTGGAAGTAAGGGCTTTCATATCATTATGCCCTTCTTAATACAGCATGAGTTTTGCCATGAGATAGCCGGAACTATTGCAAAGGATTATTGTACTGACCTAGATAAATCAGTTTATACTTCTAGAAGATTATGGAGATGCAACGGTAGTGTCAATGCTAAGACAGGCATGTATAAAATCAAAGTACCTTCAATAAAACTTTCGCTTGATGAGATAGTCGAACTATCAAAGAAAGGGGAGAAGGAAAGATTTAAAGAGCATGAGTTTAAATTTTATTCACATGACTTTTTTAATGATCTAGTTAAAGAAGAAAGCGACTTTTTAAAAAGTAGACCTATACAAAAGATATCGAGTTTAGCTAAACCATTGAACATAGATAATCTTAAACCTTGTATTCAAGCACTATGGAATAAGACTGAGATTGCAGATGGTGACAGGCATAACACTTTGTACTTACTAGCAAGAACAACCGTAGCGGCAGGGCTTAATCTCGATGAATCATTGGCCCTATTTTTTAATCATAAGTATTGGGGAAAAAGCTACCCTAAAAATCTTGTAAACAAGGTAGTTTATTCCACACATAATGCAGGTCATAGTAGATGGAATTGTCATAGAGGCAGCGATTACGACATGTTAGCAGACAACTGTATAGGCAGGACTTGTTTTTTTCATAGAGACTTTGTTATTGGATTGAACGAAAAGGGAACCTGTGTGAGAATATAAGGATGATGTTAAACACCCTAAGAGATTGCTTGAATGTTATTAATAAAGAATTCGAGTTAAGCCTAGGGAGAGAGGTCATACTTGCCCTCTGGAATAAAAGACATCTTCGTAAATTTTCATCGAAAGAACTACAAGGATTATACAGTACTGTAATTGAAGAGTTGATGTATGTTAAGGACAAAGAAGTTAGAAAAAACTTATTGAAACTTAAGAAGAAAGTTATAGAGGTGATCATTGATGAAAAGTTCAAAACCAAAGGCACCAAATGAGACATCCATCCAGAATGCTATCCTTACCTATCTCAGTTACCGACGAGATGTATTTGTCTGGAGAAACAATACCACTGGAATATATGATGCCAAACGTGGTCGATATAGATCTACCGGAAAATTCAGCATTAAAGGAGTGGCAGATATACTTGGTGTCACTAATGAAGGACAAATCATCTGCCTTGAAGTCAAGCGGCCCGGGGGTCGGACAAGTAGAGACCAGCAGAATTTTCTTTCCCGTGTTAAAACCTTCGGTGGTATAGCCGGAGTTGTTACCTCAGTCCAAGAAGTCATAGAGCTATTCGAAAAGGAGAGACCCGATGAAGCTAAGAGATTACCAAGAAGCTTGCCTTCTTAATACATATGCAGCACTAGAAGATCATAAGAATGTAGCGGTAGTAATGCCAACAGGTTCAGGCAAGACTGCAGTATTCGGAGCTATGGTCAGGAAATTTTTAGAAGATAATAAATACGGTAAAGTTATAGTGGTCAGCCATTTATCTTTGCTGGTGTCACAAACACAAGAGAGATTCAAACAAGATTGGGGTTTAGAGTCTGGTATCTTACAAGGTACCAATATGCCCAAAGAAGATGACAGAGTAGTTATCACAACAATGCAATCATTTAGAGTTTTCGACAAGTTAACTAGGTGGATGAATAACCAAAGGACTTTTGGGAAGACTACCAATATGAATGACCTTCAAGTTAAGATGATTATAATTGATGAGTGTCACTATATGGGGTGTGAAAGTTATGAAAAAATCATGGGGTACTTTGGTAGTACAGATGCTCAAGTTATAGGTTTCACAGCAACACCCTTTAGAGAAAATAAGTTAATGACTAACATGTTTGACAAGGTTGCATTCACTATGAGTATGCAAGAGCTAATAGATAAGAACTATCTAGTCCCTCCTAAATTGCACCTAACTGAATTCAATGCATTAGATGTTGTTGGTATGTATTTAAATATTGTTGATATCCATAAAAGATATCACGGTAATTCAAAAGGAGTTGTCTATTTAAAAACAATAGATGATTGCAAAACATTACGTAATATCCTAGAAGAAGCAGGGCTTTCTACCTCTGCAGTTACTAGTGATGTTGATAAAGAAGTAAGAGATAAAATATTAACCGAGTTTAGAAACACTCCTAACATACAGATATTAGTGACTTGTGATGTTCTAACTGCAGGGTTCGACTCTCCTAATATTGAAGTAATATATATGCCCTTTAAAGTTAACTCCGTTACTACGTACTTACAAAGAGTTGGGCGAGGTTTACGAATACTTGAAGGTAAAGAATGCTGTCACTTGTACGTTGGTGCCGATAGTCCGGGGATTCAGAAAGGCTTCTGGGAAAAAATAAACGATAGGATGCTACATGCAGGGAAGACTGAGTATGATCGATTAGACGATGAATTAGAGTACAATGAGGGATTATCCGAAGAGGTATACAAGTGGACTAAAGAAGTAGTCGATATGGCCAAACAAGTAAGAGATGCTGGTTGCTCACAACTAGCTGAAATAATTATGAACAAAGAATTCCCTAGGGATCTATTAGATATCTTCGTGAAAGAGCCACCTTTAAAATCAAGGAAAAAGTTCGAGCAACCTTCGAGAAAACAATATGATATGCTTATTAGCTTGGGGTTGTATCATGATGGGTTGAGTAAAAGAGAATGTTCATATATCATTGACTCATATAAAAGGTCACAGGGATATGAGTATCCTAAAGATGAGATAGTACCGAGTGGGATACATGCAGGTAAACATTTTAAACAAGTACCTTTTATGTATTGGAAAATTTTAGGAAGTAAAGCTCCAAGTTCTGGAGTTTATAAATCATACCTTGAATACAAGGATAAGATAAGGAGATCTTAAATGAAAAAGCCATGGCAATCAAAGACATTATGGGCAAACTGTTTAGTAGGTGTATTAGCTGTATCAGGTCTAAGAGAAAAATTAGGCGTAGGTGCTGACCAAGTACTTATGGTTTTATCAGTAGTAAATATGGTCTTAAGACTAGTTACTAAGGATAAAGTAGGATTACTCGAATAATGTATGCAGCACTCGTGGCGGCCCTAAAGGCCGTCCCACTTATTGTAGATGGGATAAGGGAACTAGGTCAGATATATCACCAACTTCAAACTCAAGCCATTGAGAGAAAGTTCGCTAAACTCAGGGAGGAAATGAATGAAGTTACCAAACGAATCGAATCAGCACCCGATCATACTAGTAGGAAGGAACTTGCTCGTCGTCTTAGTGATGCTATGGATAAGTAGTTGTGAATCTTTCCCACCACCAAAAACAGAAGTATGTATTACCTCAAGTGATTATATGTCAGCCTGTGTAGATAAACGTCTACCCGAAGGTGAACAAGAATACGATAAAGAATATGAAATGAATAATATCTGCACCAACCCTGCAGATTATGACCGACTCTATAATTATTGCACGGATCTTAGACAAAAATTAATTGAATGTAGGAAAAACAGATAAAATATGTTAAGGTGACATAACGCCTATGGTATTCAACTCCTTGAGTAGTGTCTCTCCAAGCCACAATGGATACCATGGGTGTCACCTAGGTAAAAAAATCCTCAACATTATCAGATATAGTGGATGTGCTACAATAAGTGCATGACTTCCAAAATATCAATAAACATACCTGACTGTCACGTTCCGTGGCACTCGAAGTCTAGTTGGGAAATTCTCATGAATATAGGAGGTGATCTAGAATCTACGTATGACGGTGGTGTGGATGAGGTTAATGTCATGGGAGATTTTTTAGACTTCTATTGGTGTAGCCTCCACCCTCGTCTACCTGAGGCAATGAGCATTAAAGAAACAATGAGAGATGAAATTGCTCAGGGGATTGAAAAGTTAGAAGAAATTAGACACACCTTCCCAAATGCTGTGATAAACTTTATAGAAGGTAACCATGAATATCGTTTAATGAGATGGCTTACTAAAAAAGCCCCCGAGTTATTTGACATCATCAAGTTACCAGAGCTGTTGCACTTTAAGGAGCTTGGAATTAAGTTCCATCCCTTCGGGAAAAATCAACTAGTTAGCTGCCTTGGCACTGACTATATGTTGAGACATCAGCCATTCAATATGGGTAAGCACTGTGCTGCAGGAACTGCCCATGCCAAACATATTTCTCTGGGGTTCGGACATACCCACCGACATCAGTCGTACTCAAGCAAGGATGCTCTGGGCAGGGAGATATGTTGTTATTCAATGGGTTGGCTTGGTGATGAATCGGCACCCGTGTTTTCATATATGGACCATGATAATTGGGTGCAATCATTTCAAGTAGTTACTGCTTTATCTAAGAAAGATTGGTTCATTGATACTATTAAGATTAAAAAGAAAAGAGCTGTTTATAACGGTATTATTTATGAGAGTGACTTATAAGTTCTTTTGCTACGTTATAGTCAGGATGTTCTTTGGTAACAGTTTCAAAATACTTAGTTCTATTTTTACCTAAACTATAAATTAAACCATTATTACTTTTTACGGCCATATGTAATTTATCTTTTGCCGTGGGGGTGTTTGCTATATGTGAATGATCCCCCTCATTTATATACAAGAATCCTGCTTCCACAATTCTACGTACAAACAATTCATACTTAGGGTGTTTTTTAAAATCTCCATGCTTTAAAAACTCAACATTTATATATACTCCAGAGAAGTCTATTGCTAAACCTTTCGAGTGATCCCCGGGTTGTTCTTTAATTGATTCTAATGGATGAGTAGGTGAGCGATATCCTGATGTTATATTTAATTCAAAACCCGTTCTTGCACTTATATTGGTGACTGTTTCTTTGAAACTAGGATCTATAGTTGCAATGGCCGTTGCTGAGTATGTTAACGTAATAATCCCATAAGACCATCTAAGAATTTTTGTAATGAATCTACTCTGCTTTCGCCACATGAGTGCTCCATAGGTGAATGACTAGTTGTTTTCTTTATAACCATCATGCCCTTTGGTTCGCCCTCTTGTAAAGAGTCTCCGATTAATCCTTTTAAGTCCTCTAAAGTAGGTAACCCATCAACTCGCTTAACAGTCTTGGCAGTTTCCTTGTCCATCTCTTCGATGTCTCCAAACTCTTGATGCTCAGATTTTTCCATTTCTTTAATCATTAGTTCCTCTCTTCACGGCGTTGTTTCCGTTCTTTTTCTATTCTTTTTCTTAAAGTGTAAGCTGCTTTCTTTCTGCTTTTTTCATATTTCTGCTGCTTGGGTGTTAACCCTTTTACTTTTATAGGGGTTAAGTATTGTAACAGAGTTTCTTTCGGTGTTCGTTTCCCTGTTTTAATATCTCGATAAGCACCTACCATAGCCTCAGGTAATCTTAATGGGAATACATTCTTACGAACCGTAACCCAAGTAGAAGACTCATTGTCTTTAACCCATAGGCCACCTCTTTTATCTTTAATAACATCTGTATCAAGTAGAGGTATCTTGTTGAATATAGCTTCAGTAACAAGGGCATCATTAAACACTCTTCTTTTTAAAGGTGAATCTTCTGTCCCTCTTATCCTTCTTCCTGTGAAAAAGTCTTTATTCATTGTTAGTTCAGTAGCAGCCCTGATCAAGGGGTTTAATTTGTTCGCTATCTTTGTAGGATTATCTGATTCAATCCCGGGTATCACAGTGCTCAGAGCACCTGCAACTTCTTTGATAGCTTCTCTTTGTGACATAGTAGGAGTAGAAGTTAATATTAATCTTCCATTCTTATCTTCACCTAGAACTTTAACACCTTCCTCTAATAAATATTTAGGTATACGTCTACGTTCTTCTTTTGTAGGTGTTCTTCCAAAACCATCCATTGCTCTGAATGCTTGATTAGCAGTCCTTACCATATCCGGATCAGTCATAACATCAAACCAAAACTTTGTGTTCTTAGCAGCGAATGTATAATAAGGAGCTACTCTTTTCATTACTTGTTTTTCAAAGTTAGTAATGTTTGAATAATCAAAGAAAGTATCTTCTACTATCTCAGATGCTTTATCTACAATCTTCCTTATATTAACAGGGCCAGTCCTAGTTACAATAGTTCCTGCTTTATACGCTTTTAATATTCCTACTTTCTTATTATTAACAAACTTCTTAGTAGAGTCAGTCATTAGAGAATCTAAAACTCCCTTGAATGTACGTAATCTAGCATCAGCTTCCATAGCAGCACCTAGCCGCCCTGTTGTTTGTTGGAAGAATTCAAAAAAGTTTTCTATCTTACCCTTAGGTAATGCATCTATCCCTTTGAATTGCTTGATATATTCTCCACCATCTAAGTGCATATACATATCTCTGGCCAAACTGTTATCAATAACACCAGTTATATTTGCAACTTCCATTAATTCATTATTAACATAAGCTTTCCCTGACCCTTTAACAGGATGAGAAGCATCTAATAAATCATTGAACGTGTTAGTTCCTTTGAAATTGTCAGCCAACTTAGTTGCTCTTAACAGATTACTTTCAAGTAATACTTTAGGTGCTCCTGCTATGGCCCCAGTTGCCCCAGACCCTGCCGCTTTCGCTGCAGTTAATACAGCTCTAGTTCCAGAGCCACCTGCTTTTTTAACACCTGTGTATGCTCTAAGAATATTGTCTGCATAGTTAGTAACAATCCAAGAATGGTGCATAAATAAATGACCGATAACTATGTTCTTTGTTATAGCATCATAGCCTTTTAATATACTTGCAAAGAATCCTCCCTCATTTATAGGAGTGTCTTGCATCTTTTTGAGTAGTGCTCTTGAAGTTTTCTGTTGAGATGTCATAAACCCTGCTATAAATCTTTCTGCAGTAAGTTCCCTGATTTGTCCTGATGTCATCCCAGCGAAATCAATCTCGCCTTTCCTCATCATTCTAAATCCTTCGTTTGCTCTCGTCATTTCTTCGGCACTATCTATTATCTCATCTATAGATTTTGCTTTACTTGGCATATAGAAATCAAACCCCACCATAAAATCATTTGGTGTGTGCTTATTATACGCTTTAATAGCATCAATGTTATGCTGTTTAAATTTTGTCATAGCATCAACAACAGCATCAGGTGCATCTAGGTCAATTAACCTTTTAACAGTTTCACGACCAACAAACGTATTCGTTAAATCGTTTAAGTTGTTTAAAGCTCTTTGTTTCGAAGCTCCTCTTAGTTTTATTCCTGCCTTTTGGATCTTAGCTTTTTTTGCTTTAAGTAAATTAGTTCTTGTTTTAGTGGTGAGTGCTGCTGACTCCATACGGATTCGGTTATAAAGTTCAAGTTCATCAGGTAGTAAGCCCTTCTCTATTTTCTCTAATCCTGCCAGATAGTCACTCTTTATAATCTTAAGGTTTTTATTATTCTGGCCAGCTTCTCTGATTAAATCATTAATACTAACAGTACTACCTTTACCAGTCCTGACAATATCAGGGAGCAACCTTTGCATATCTTCGTGGATCTTAGGTCTATGAACTTTGTTAAACCAGTCAAGTGTTGCATCACCTGCTTTTATCGCTTCTCTAAAACCTGCACCTAAAGCAAGACCACCTGCTACTACTCCACTACCTAGTAACATCTTCTTTGCTATATCACCTGCACTATCGTCCTCATCTTGGGCCATAAGCCCACCTATAGCTCCTACCGACATCCTTCCTAAATTCTTAGGATTCTGTTTCAAAAGCCATTTAGATGTAGCGCTGTCTGCAACTCTTGTAGTTTTAAGAACATCAAGTCCTTTTGCACCTAATTTAGTCATTCCCTTAGCTGGAGCAAGTAATAAAGCATCTACTGATAAGAACTCAGTAGCAAAGTCTGCACCTGTTTTTAACCATTCAGGCCAGTTTTCTTCTACGTCCCCAACTCCAAGTTCTTTATATACATCCTGTCTGAAATCAGAAGGAGGATATTTGTGAGCACCTGTGAAGGAACCTTTTAACTTTCTAGCATCTAGCTCTTGTTCTAATAAAACTTGTTTGATTAGCTCCCTAGAAAGGGTACTACTTTTATCTAAGACTTCACTGATTGTCTCAAGTGGTCCCAGAGGAGTATCATAAGGTTTATCTTCTTCAGCCATTTAATCTTCTTTATCTTTATTAGCTTTATTGGCTTGAAAATCTTCTAAAACGATTAGGTATTCTCTATAGTTTTTCTTATCAACTTTGCCATATTTGGAATCTATTAAAGCCCTAGCTTGTTGTACACTCTCGATACGGTCTTCCGTTTTGGCAACCTTATCCTTGTCTTCTGCTTTAATATAAGAATTCAATCTTTTTTCTAATACTTGTAGATTACTATCAATTTGCTTCTCTTGAGCTGTCTGGGAATCTTCTAATTTACTACGAGTAGAAATCATATCCAGTAAATTCTTTTGATCTTGGATCTCTTTCGATTTCATTTCTCTAGCTTCTTTTCTATAAGCAGCTTCACTCTTAGCTTTCTCTTGTGCCATCTTACGTTGAGTTAACTCACCTGTAAGTTCCGCTTGAGGGATATTTGCCGAACGCTTTGGTTTTACTCTTGATGTAGTTAGACCTAAAGCACTTATTAAACCGGCAGCATTGGAACCATAAGTTCCTATCAAGTCACCAATATCAAATAAGTTAGCTAGTTGTTCTGTTGGATCAAGCTCTTTGGCTTCCTCAGATTCAACTAATAATCTCTTGATTGCCTCAGCATCATCTATTATGGCCATTAGAAATCCCCTTTAAACTTAAATACATTTTCTGCTAATAATCGATCAAGTAAACTCATTGACTCATCTCTAGCATCTGTTACCGCTGCCGGAACTTCATATTCATCCTTGGCCCCAGCTTTAAGCTTCCCACCAAGTAACGCTCTTGACAGCTTCCTTGTATCTGGATCATCACTAATTGCACTTACCCTTAATAGGGCATTAGTCGCCCCTAAAGGGTTTCTAGGCCTTTCAAATCCCTGATCCCCAACTCTGTAATTAGAGCCAAACATAGCTGCATATGGGTCACCTTCTGAAGATCTTGCTCTAGCATAATCTTTAGCTCCTTGATCTAAAGTTCTAAGACCAAGTAATGCTAAAAGCTGTCCTCTATTTATTTTACCGCTAGAATCACCACCAAAAATAGATTCATCTTTATCTTCATCTATACCTTCGGTGAGGAATTTTAAATCACTAGGCTTATTACCTTTTATTATTTCTTTTAATACATCCGAGGATTTCTTTTCCGGATCTTGTACTCCCGGGTGCTCATAGAATCTAAAATCATCTTGAGTTGCTCTTTCAGAATCATCAACTGATGTATCCTGATCAACTGCCCTTGGATCTAATTCATCAACACCTAAATAGTCTGCTGACCCACCGGTTCTTTGGTTTAATATGTCACGAAGCTGATCTTGTTCTTCTTGAGTCATACTTCCTTCGACATTGAACCCTGTATCCTCTAATGCAGCTCTATCATCTTTATCCTGCTCGTCTTTTAGTTTTTCAATAGCTTTTGCTTCTTCTTCTATTTGAGTTAAACGATTATCGACTGTGCCATATTCCATGTAATCAGTCTTGCCTTCTCTAGTTAAGTCAACAACACCTTTGTCAGCTTCTGCCCTCAATTCGTTTATTCTTTTTATATGTTCATTGTATTCCCGTTTCTCAGTATTGTCCCAATTCTCATGAAATGCATCTTGGACTCTTTCGTTTATTTTTTCATACAAACCTTGTCTAGCATCTTTATCAAAATATTCAGCTTTCCTACCTGCACTACTTGATGATTCTTCACCTGTTGGCACTGAAGCAGGACTTCTTTCTGCTGTGTTATAAGCTAGTTGTTGAGCATAATCTCTCACTTCTTGCTGAGCTTCAAAGCTTGGGTTTCTTCCTGCTGACCTTGCTTTCTCTATTACAGCCTCTCTGTAAGCAGCACTATTAACTGGAGCACCGGGGTTATCAAGATCCTGTCTCCCACTATAAGGGATACTCGGAACATAGTAACCTTGTCTCCTTAGATTTGCCATCTCCTGATCAAGCTGCTCAATTCTATCTCTACTTTCTCTAGCCATTCCTCTCTCCTAATAATTCATATCGTATGTTGGTCTACTTACTGAACCACTTGTTAAGGTTGAACCCCCTCCTAAAAGAGTACTTCCACCCATACCACCTAACATCATTGCCATAGGACCGCCGCCGGCCAAGTAAGTAGCTCCCATTCCTAATAAGTTACCTAGGTTACCAAAAGCTGCAGATTTACCTGCCTGTTGGCCTAATTGTGTTTGCATATTTGCAATGTCATATTTAGCTTTCATTCCTGCATCGAACTGTCTTCCACCTTCTGCCATTGTTGCTTGGTATTGAGGTGCTTGTAATCCAGCACCTTGAGCGAATTGCCTTTGTGCTTGTTCTTGTTGCAGTATATTTTCAGATTGAATCTTGTTAAGTAAGTTACTATATTGACCCATCGTTTGTTGTTCTTCCATTCCGCTAGTTCTTTCATTGGCCAGTGACGCTCTTTCTAGTGCACCTTGGTCAGCTCCTGACATCATAAGCCTGTCGGATAAAGCTCCGTATCTACCAGCTTGCCTTCCTTTAACACTTGAAAGATCTCTAGCTCTTTGGTCTCTAGCACCCTTTTGCATAGCCACACCGGATTCACTCATCTCTGTTGGTTTAGTAAAACCTTCACCACGCTTCCATCCGAATAGCTCACCCATCTCATCTTGATATTGCCTGAAATCTGATCTTGCAGCCTGAGCTTCCTTAGCAGATGTAACTGCCTCGTACCTAGCAGGGTCTATTTCTTTAAGTTGATCTAATTCTGATTTACTCCAACCACTTAGATTTGAATCCATTCCGATCATGTTTAGTGGCACATCCAATATGTCATCAACTGCCTTTAAAGTATTTCTCCCAACTTTCTTAGCAGTAGTTCCTGCAGTATATCCATGAGGGTTATCTCCTGAAACATTTGTCCCAAAAGTCCTATCAAAAGTTGCTGTAAGTCCACCCATATTATTCTCCTATACTGTCATCATAAAACGACATATCTAATGGTATTTCATCATTATTATCAGGTGACATATTCGTGAGCACCTCAATCATTTCCACTTTATATTGTTGTTCTAAAGCCTTAGCGGAATCAGCTCTTGGGTCACCTTCTTTTAGGTAACATTGTACTTTAGTATATTGCTTAACGTAAACCTCAAATTCATCTATATCACACTCACTATCATCCGCTGATAACTGTAGAGCGTTCCTAATATACCATATAGATAGAGTACCATCTCGTGAGGCTGAGGGGAATAGGCGTATCTTTTTACCGTTTACAGAGTCATTAGTAGGACTCCATTCCAACGTCGGATTAGCACCTGTTTCGTTAACATCTCGGTCAGTTGCAGCTACTAGGTTGGTTACTCTCCTTACCTCTTGTACTTCCTTGCTGCTATTTTTGAATATTATCTTTCTGATTTTATTAGCGAATATATCACTTGGATAACTAACTAGATTACTAGCAGTTGTTATTGAAGTATCAGTATTGCTTAAGAAGTAATCCTCATATAAGCCATGGATAATCCGTTCGGCACTCCGTATCCCTTGGTTAATCCATCGGTTTATATCAGCATCACTAATGAATACCTCATCTTCAAGGTCTAGATCTGCTTGTATATCTTCTCTTAATGTCTTTAATGTACTCATATTAATCCCACCTTCCGTCGGTTACTAATTTATGATTCGGTAATTGTTCTAATATTAAATAGGTTTCATCAGCATCACCGTAGATTCGATGATCATAAGATGAATCTTCATCTACTATAAATTTTAGTTTGCCATTTAAATTAGGATTGACAAATATTCCTGACGCTGAGACTGTCCCATAAATTTCTGATAATGGCCCTTCATTGTTATACGTAAAAGTACCATCTGTAACAGGACTACTATCGTCAGTTATATCAATTAAATTATTGTTAGTATTCCAACGCCATTGAACTTCCCATTCCTTAGAAGTATAAACGTCTGATGAATTATATAATTTTACGATAAAATCTGTATCAAGACCGGCACTCCAACCACCATCATTACCATCTATGAAAAAATAACATACAAGAGACCACCTATATGTCGCTAATTGTAGGTTATTAAAATCTATTATAGCAGTATCTGAAGCAAAGGAGGTAACATCTGATCCCGGAGATTTCTTTTCCCAAAAAATAGTATCACTAGAAACATTAAGATTTGATATTCTTTTATCGATATCACTTATTATCCTTTCTGTCCTAGATAAAGAATTTTCCACAGCAGACATGCCTTCTTTCAGCCCAAGGGATGAATCTAGCCTGTCTATCTCTAGATTTAACTTACTCATTCACGCCCTCTTCTTCACTTTGGTATCTATCGTATGCATTTGACATAGGAGCAAATCTTATATTAATCCCTGTCAATTCTATCTCTTGGTCTTTCTGGTATACTTTAAGAACCCATTTTCTATCATAAGTTCCTGCAGCTAACCCCGTTAAGGTTCCACCTTGTACTATTATAACTGAATCACTGGTTCTACTTACAAACTCAAGTTCGTGAGTATATTCAGTGCTTGTTTCACTATATTGAGTAGCCGTTTCTGGAAAACATAATTGAGATTCAAATAAGAAATCAGCCGTTGGCCATATGACAGTGTTCGCTGTTAAGCCATCAGTCTTTAATGGGTTAAGAGTTATTGTATATAAAGTAGCATCTGAAGGGTCTTGAATAACACTTACTAATGCATCTCCTCCATAAATATCTGACCTAAGGACTGATATAGGAGCAGGTTTTAACCCTATCTGCTTCCTTCTGCATCTCATTGAAGACCTTGGAAATCTTCTAACATTAGATACAGTCTCAGGTGTTCTCCATTCAATATCAGGGTTACCCCAAACAAATGTTTCACTACCCCAAAGTACGGTACCAAGTTCTCTTATCTCTTTCATATCTCTTACACGAGCAGAATCATCGTTATTAGAATAAGGCATTATACCTATATTAGTATTGGATTTAACTGTTATCGTTGCATCCTTAACCCACTTTCGAACACCTGCAGTGCCAAAGTCAGTTGCAGAAGAAAGATATTCAAAAGGTATATGAGTGTTATTCCACGTAGTGAAATCTTGTTCCCCTGCCGTAACACTTCTGATAGTATCTTTTTTAATATCTTCATGGTGTTTATAAACATAACCAGATGTATCGCTTCGATATATTGATCCATTTTTTTCTATTATTGACACTATATCAAGGTCATCTTTCTTTGATGTTGCTTTTGTGAAACCGCCTGTCTTTGTATTTAGCACCCACATGTGATTGTTTTCAGTTATTGAAGCATTATCACAAACTCCCCAATATACCATATTATTAGTTTTATCATATGTAGCAACGGCTTTTGATTTGTTAACAAGTTCATCAAAGCTTTCTTTTAAACCTGTTGTTAATTCCACTAATTGATATCCATCAGAAAAATAGAATCCATCGTTACCCATCCAATATACACCTTGCTGTGTAGAAACTATGGCTTCATTACTTGCACAGCCTACATGTTCACTTACAGCCTTTACTCTTACTGAACCCACTCCAAAACTATCTATCTTACCTTCTATTCTATATACATACGTTTCAGTGAACACCATTGGGAATGCACCTGCTTGGCCTAAACCTACAATTGTATCATCCACATCAACATAACTTGAACTACCAACCTCTCCTGATGTTCCCGGAATAGATTGCATAACTCTCTCTGGTTTCTCGAAATCCGTACCATCAACTGTTTCTTGAACATAACCATAATAAGTTAAGTTACCCACCGTAGTCATATATTTACATGGTGGTGGATTATGATGGTTAAGATATCCCCCGCTAGTATATAAGGGAGTGTTCATTACAAGGTTAGCATCAGAAACAGTATCTGATATTGTATTGTTATTAAATTCTGTAGCAGTATCACTTCCTACTTTAAAGAATTCTGTACCCCCGTTCACGGTTCTATATAATTCAACCACAAGTGTTGAACCCGGAGTATATGGGTTTTGCATTACTTCAAAATCATCAGGGATACCCGGAAGTGTAACGGTTACACTATCTGTTCCCGGGTCTTCCATATTAATTGTTTTAGAATAAGACACTCGCCCAAATTGTTTTCTTTTAACAACACCCGTTTCTGTTTTAATGTTAAATCTTCTAGTAAAACATACAGCATATTGATATGCCTTATCTGGAGCTGCTCCTTCCCCGGCAATTTTACCAAAATCTGCAGCTGTAGCAGAACCCCACTCTACTAGAGGTGTATCTACAGCATCATAGCAGTTAGGTAATTCCATCCCTTCAACTATATATACAGGATTACTCCCATCATCATCACATTTTTGATATATCCTAACCGGCTTTTCTAGGGCCGAACTATTTCTTGCCACTGCTAATAACTGATTAGTTCTCATTGAAAACGAGACTGGGTAAAGGTTACCCATGCTGTTAAATATACTACCTGTTTGTGTTTTAGTTATTTCTTTCATATAAGCTTTTTGAATAACTTTGAAAGTTGAGTTCACCGTTGAAGGGGTTAATGTAACTAATGAACCTGCATCTGTATGGGCTTCGACGTCATAAGAATAAAGTTCTATGTTATTAGCATCTACATAGTTTATTCTGTAAGTTGTTTTCTCCGAAATACCTGTTGGTAAATTAGACCCTACTACATAGCAAAGTCTATTGTCGGTAAGTCCATGAGCTGTCATGACTATCCTGTTAGCCACTATAGAAGCTTCTGATGAAGCAGAGTTTTCTATCTCATCTTCCAACCTGTAAAATAAAGAATCTGATGCTAGATATGTATCATCTTTTAAAACCCCCATAAAAGGGTATGTAGAATTCATACTAAAATCAGATAGTGCAGATTCTGCAGTATTTGCTTTATCAAAACAATAACCTCTAAATCCGGGTCTAACTTTTAAAGTTGGTCTAGTTGTTGGCCCTACGTTTGATATGATTAAATTGTCAGCAGTTTTATATTTAGACAAATCAGAAGCAATATACCTATCAGTAATACCGCCACCGAAGTTATCTATCTTAACTTCTGAATACCTTAATGTCCTTGTTGGTTCAGTTGCCATTAGTATTGTACTATCCTTAGTTTCGAGTGCTCAACGTTAGAATATACTTTTATTTCTTGGTCACCTGTCCATATCCAATCAGGATGGAAAGGTTGCCAGTAATAATTGGTAGTGCCCGAAACCTGTTCTAGATAATAAAAACTGAATACGGGTGCATATGTATACACTGTTTTGCTGTCAGCATCTGAGTCTGTTGCCTCTCTTTCTAGAGTTGCAGTATTGTCTAATTTGTTTGATTGTATTTCTGCTGTCGTTGACACCTGTACTGTACAAATCTTTGAACCTATGTCTGATTCTGCTGCCAGACTTCCTGCTGGCTCATTTGTTGTTCCCCAAACAGGTGTGATAATAACATTAATCTTAGCGAAGTTGGCTTGAATTTTCTTGGAATCAACCCCATTATGATCATGAGTTGCTATTCTTGTCATGAATTCTTCTAATATTGTAAATACTGTACTTCCTGAATCATCGTCTTGTGGCACTTGGTAGGCACCATTTGAATAACTTGAAGTTCCGTTAATATCTTTTGCCATCTCTTATCTCCTATTAAGCCCAATCCGTGGTTGCTACATAAGTAGCTGGTGGTAATAATTCTAATGTTAAATAGACAGGTTCTGTAGCTGAGTGTGCATAAACATAACTATCACCTGTATCACCACCCGAATATGGGCCAAGTACTTTAACTTTAAGTTTAGCATTGGCGATTGCATTATCCCATATGTGAACTATATCCGTATAAAAGTTGTAACCACTGATAGTTATACCGTGATGAGTGGTTTTCACAGTTAACAAGTTCCCTTGGGAAACATCCGAAGAATTGAAAGATTCGATATAGGCGGTGTTATTAATATATGTTGCATCAACAGTATCACCGGAAAGGTCTCCGTCAAGTCTTGTTTTTAAACGGCCCGTCAATCTATATCTACCAACAGGCAAAGCATTAAATTGTAGATCAGGAATATACGTACCGCTGGAAAATATGTTTGTTTGAGCATCATTAGTATGCCTTTCATGGTATGTTATTACTTCACTTTTAGTATTTGTATCACTCTGTTTTGGGAGTAATTCCCATGCTGAACCATTGTCATATATTAATTGACTAAGTGCTAAATCATAAAGGATTCTACCTTTCTGTCCTGCTGCAGGTCTAGCGGCCGTATTAGTAACTGCCTCCACCTGTGCATTATGTAATTGTCCGTTTACTTTCATATCAATCCTAAGGTGTAAAATCTGTTGTAACTGAATGATGATGTAGTTCTTCTATTATTTGGTAGGCACCATTTGAATAACTTGAAGTTTCGTTAATATCTTTTGCCATTTTATTCTCCTAAATAATTAAGTCCAGCTATTACTATTGTCTGCATATGATAAGTGATTAGGTAGTTTTTCAATCCTAACAGAGGATCCCTTTCTTATCGTTGCTCCCTTTGTACTTCCGGAGTGGTTTGCTTTAACCCTAAACCTACAGCCACCTACTAAAACACCAGAATATGCCGAATCGCTTAAGTCTATCAAAAAACTCATACCTGCATTCAATATTAAGTATTCCATCCGAACGTCTGCAAAATCAGAAATAGTAGTACCAAGGGTAAGCGTATCACCATCACTTTGGTCTAGCTGTACCCTAGCATCATCTGCTGCATTAGTGATATAGAACTCTAAATAGTTAAGTAAACCTGCAGCATAACCACCATCATTTCCATCAATAAATATATTAAAATCTGTTGTAATTCTATACAAACCCGTGTTTGGGAATGTAGAATTATCAAATTCTGTAATATAAGCTGCAGTGTTTGTTAAATCTTTATCACTGGCCATTAATTTTTCTTCATATATAACCCTAGTAGAGCTTGTTAAAGCTGTATCAATTTCTGTTTTAGTATAAGTATCGCTTTGTTTAGGTAATACTACCCATGCTGAGCCGTTATCATATATTAGTTGCCCTAAAGCTATGTCGTAAAGAATTCTACCCTTACTCCCAGCACTTGGCCTAGCTGCAGTATCAGTGACCGCTTCTACCTGTGCCCCTTTAAGTTGCCCGTTTATATGCATAAATACCTCAATATTTTATCATTGTATCATTGTTTCGTTTCATAAGGAACCGGTGAATATTATCCACTTTGTCCTCTATTCTTTTAAGAGAAGCCTCTGTAGACCTATCTCTTTCACTTAATTTACCTATCTCTGAATAGTTAGCTCCTACTACAGAAACCACAGCTATAATCGCCGCTGTAACCAAACCTGTAATAACCGCTTTTGTGTTCATAGTTTACTCTTTTGCATCATATTTTTTAAACATTTCAAGTATGACATCTTCATTTACATTGATTGTAAAAACCTCATCAACTTCATTAATGATACCTAGTTCTTGCATGATATGAAGATCCATACTCACTAATGAGTTCCACGTACCTTCATCTAATCCTCTTAAAGCTGAACCAGCTTTTACTTTCTTACCACCTATACTAATTGGTGGGTGGGCATTATTAATACGTTCCTCTATTACATCATACAGTTTTTCTACAGATATCTCTTGTTTCATCATATTCCTTTATGGTGCATAAGTTGTATCGTCTAAATAAAGTAATTCAGCACTACCTGCACCATCACCTACGTTAATAGCAGGAAGTCCGTCATTTGCACCACTTGATGCTGAACTCATGTCATTAATTATATTCCCTGCACCAGCTACTCCTGTACCATCGGCGGCATCAGATCCTTCCCCGAATCGCCACCATAATAAAAGATCACTAGCTGCTGAATGACTATTGTAATCACTTACAGATCCAGAGTTATATATTTCAGCTATTTCATCTGAATCAAAAGCCCTATCCCAAAGTGTTACTTCATCTATATGTCCCGTTGAAGGGTAAGAACCACTACCAACTGCAAATGTAGATGCTGCACCAGTCCCCCATGTCCCAGACATAGTATGAGAATTATTAATGGCCAACTCAACGCCATCCCACCATAATTCCATTTGATCCCCGTTATTTGTAACACCATTCACACCTTTCAATACAAGTGCACAATGATGCCAATTACTAGTTTCTGGTTGCCCTACTGGGAGGGTATAAGTCGCTGAGTGAATTGCACTTGCTCTAACTTGTACCTTAAGATCACCTGCATCCCCTCCTAATCCCGAAGGGGCCATACCAACCCTTATATAAGAACTCCAATGAGTGCCAAAATATATTATATTTGCATGTCCATCAGAGGTTGATGTTGATGCAGTATATGTTGTTGCATTCAATTTCCAGAAAAAACTTATAGTTGAATCCTCGTTAGGCCCACTAAAGGTTGTTGTTGTTTGTATCTTATTTGCTTGTGATGGCCAACCATGAGCTGCTGCTGCTGTTGTAATATTTAAACTTTTCGTTGAACCAAATGCACTAGAAACCGTAATCGTGAAATTACTAGTTCTAGTTTGCCCTACCGAATCAATCGCTTTAATTCCTAAAACATAAGTTCCTGAACTACTATCAATTCCACCTGAGTCTGCCTCTAATACATCCCCTACGATCCTTACGTTTTCAAGTGAACTAGGGTTAGTCTCTATCGACCAATCCACTGCTCCAACGGCATCGGCAGCACTTAACGTACCTATATCAACTCCTTCTATAGAATCCTCAACAATTGTTGTTGTATTTAAACTTAATGTTCCTAAACTTGGAAGGCTTAAATCCTCATGAGCTTGTGTCCAAGTAATAACTTGGCTACTTCGACCAGTTACATTACTGGAACCGTCCAAAAACTCTGTAATTTGTATACATCCATTTGCAGTGTCTACACTAGTAGTTTGAAATGTAGATACTGTAACTATTGTACTAGCTGAAATAGTAACTGCTTTTTTAATTAATTGATTATCATTGTAAAGACCTAACCAGTAATCCACACTAGTTGTAGAATCTGAATAACTCGTTTTGCTTTTAGTGCTAACATCAGCAGTGATAGAATCAACTGCCCAAGTTCCACTTTTTGTTACTGCTAGTGTTGCATTCTGTATCGTTGAGTTTGCCGTTACTGTAGGTGTATTTGTTACACTCACACTAGGTGTTCCTGTAATAGCAGTGTCTATTGGTGTACTGTCATCTATGGAAATGTTGCCATCAACTGTGACTTTAGGTTTGTTAATTATTTTAGTTTCATTTGCCATAATTACCTAGCTTATATATTGAAATAGCTCTACAATCTTTTTAGATACAACAATGTCATATCCATTAGTTGATTCTTTAATTATTCCAGCTTTTAATAATTTTTTAATATACTTACTTAGTTCAATTCTGAACCTATTCTTGTTAACCGTATATAACACCTCACCTGCACCAAATTCACAATCACAACAATTAATATTCTGCTCTTTGTGATTTAAGTATTTAATACAAAGCTGTTCTAATTCATTTCGTGATAATCTCATATCATTCCTTTATGGATTATAATATATCGAGTCCAATACAGTTAGTGTTACATAATCACCACTTGCCATATTAACTAAAGTCATATCTTTATTATTGTCAGTTTCGTCCTGTGCTGTAGTACCGTTATCTGTTTCATCCTCGAAACTTACCCATGTTTCAATTTTGGTGTGGTCAGAGGTAAGTGACTCGTCTAATAGGTTTGCAGGTACTCCAGAGTCGTACAATTCAGTTACCATAGCTGAAGACAGTGCTTCACTATGAAGTGATATAGAATCTATTTCAGCCTGAAGTGCATAGATACTATTTGCACTAGCGGCATCAAAACCTGAGCCACCAATAGTTGTGTTAGTTGCTGTATCTGAAACATTTTTGAAATAGTTATCATTACCTGTAAATGTGATTGAAGGTGTCCCTAATGGAGTTTGTTCAACATTGTTTACATATAATGAAATTCTGTCTTTATTATCTGTAGCGGAACTGTCGTATGTAACAACAATATTTTTCCAAGTGTTATCTGTTACGTCATTATCATATACCAATACTTTATCAGCATCATCCTCAAACCCATCAAAAGATATTACTAATTTTGGATCTTGGGCACCTGCTGAAACATAAGCTCCAGTAGAATCTGCATATTTATCTGATATAGAAACTGTTATTCCTTCACCGAAAACTTCATTGGGAGCAGTTCCAGTTTTTCCACCGTTTCTGAAAATTACTGGTGCAGAGGTTGTTACTGCAGGTGTCATCTCATAATATAAAGATTCGCCCGATGCATCTTCAGCCTCTAAAGTCCATGGGATAGTATCGCCGGAATTATGTAGTACAGTACATGTATGGTCACTAGAGCTAGAAGCTCCTCCATTATTAGTTAAAACTGTATCATATGCAATGGAAGCACCTGCTGAAAGTCCTTCTGGGTTTAAGAGTACAATACAATTTGGATCTGCCGATAAATCTGTGGGGTTTCCACTATTATATAAGGTTGCTGCTTTAGCTGCACTTATTGTTTCATCATGGAAGGCTACGTTTGCAGCTTTCCCTTTGTAATGTCTTTTCCATGAATGAAAGTACTGACCTAGCACCATAGTATCAACTGTTGAGCTTTCATTAGGGCAGTAGTAAACATCATCTTCCCATTGAGTCAAGCCTGTACTATTAACTGTATCGTATGCTGCTCTAGCTCCATCTATAAAAACTGTGAAACCCATATCATCGTAGGTACCAGTATTAGGCCCATTCAGATAGGGATCTACATACCAATTATATGTTGACCCATCCCAGATATTATCGCTTGCATCTGTATGTTTGTATGAAACTATAACATGATGCCAATCTCCGTCGTCTAAAGACCCAAGAAATTCCGCCCCGATTGAACCTATAAAATCTTTTTCAATCCTTAATTGACCATTTGAGGATATTCTAAAATGTAACTCAAAATTACTTTGATCCCCATTCATAGTCATAAAGTATCTGTCTGTAGTAGGATCTTTACACCAAAAACTAAAAGACCAAGGTTTTTTTTCACCCACCGGCCCAGAATGTAAAATGCCGCCGTCTTCTATACCTAGGTCGGTGATTCCAATACCGTTACCGTGTTGACTCCCATTCCATGAAGCATCAGTTGGTATATCAAAGTACCTTGTAGGATATACAACTGCAGGTGTTGTTGCTGGGTCTGTATTGGTTTTAAGCCAAGTACTTACACCAAATGGTGTACTTGCCGTTAAATGGCTATTGAATAACCCAGAAGTCTCTTGTATATGGTTGCTTTTAAAATCAGGATCAACACCATTAGCATTTAAGTCTAATGATTTTGAATTTGTATATGAAGGAGTAACTGTAATATCAAAATCCTCATAATAAGTTTGAGCTATAGTATCGGTTGCTGTTATCCGAATAGTGTAGGTTCCTGTAGAATCTATAATTCCACCGGTATCAACCTCGAGTGTTGCTGTTGATGTTCCAGTATCTGTAATCTTTAAGTTATCTAAACCTCCATTACTTGTGATTGCATAGGAAACATCACCTACTCCACCTGTGCAGGTAAGGTTTCCAATATCATCACCGTCTACGGCATTATTAAGTACTGTTAATGCACTAAGTGCTATGTCTGTAATATCATTTGTTGTGACAGTGACGCTAAGATTTTCATCGTAGATTGCACCAAATACATCTGTCGCTCTAATACCTACTGTAAAAGGACTACTACCAGAAGCACTTCCGTCAATTCCTCCAGAAGCAACTACTAAGTTAGCTCCTGAAATTTCTACGCTTAAACCTCCGTTAGAAGTCATAGATAATGTTACGGGGGACTCGCCTCCGACAACGCCGAGACCTGCAAGAACCGTTGTTGCAACTTGATCTTCTACTGTAGTAAGTGAACCACTTGCCACCGTTATATCAGTTGGCGGTGGTTTAATTCTGTCGTTCATTGCTTGAGTCCAAGTGCCTATATAAGTATGTTCACCTGTAACTTCATCATCTGCTAAATAATATCTTCGTGCTAAACAACTACCATCAATTGAAACTGAAGGAAGTGCATAGAATATAGTTTTTTGATTTGAAACCGAATCATCTACATATTGTAGAGTCAGTTGATTATCTTCTTCAAGCCCTAACCAGTATTGTGTATTACTAGTTGAGTCTGAGTATTGAGTTTGGTTTTTTGTTGAAACATCACCTGTATGTTTTACTTTAAGTGAATCATCAGTAGTTCCAACATCAGTTATTGTAATGTCTTCAATATCTAAACTGGTAGCAGTTACATTAACTGTACCACCGGTAAGATCGGCATCAACCTTTAATCGACCACCAACCGTAACACCTGCCTCATTACCATCTGTTGAAACGATAGAATTTGCTTGTGTTGCTGGAGAAGGATTTGTTGTTGATTCGGCTATAGTCTCCTGAGTTGAACCCCATATTTCAATAGACTTATCTTCAGACACAATATTCCCGTTAGCATCGTATATATATTCTATAAAAAGACATTGTTCTCCTACCACAGTTCCAGAAGGAGCAAGATACTCAGTTGAAACAAGATTCCCTGAATTAAATGTACGAGCCGCCCTACCTAAAAGTCCTTCTTGGTGCATGGTTAAATATGTGCTTAACTTTGCCATTTACTTCCCTGTAAGAAGAGGGCCGTTACCGACCCCCTATTAATCTTAATTACTAGATACCTGAAATACCAGATAAAGCACCACAATGTGATGGCTTACTAACAACTAATTCACCAAAAAATCTATGGTCAACAATATATTGGTAACCAGTTTGATTCCTTACTTCATAAAATTGCTTCCCATCTGGAGCAGATCTTCTTTCGATCATTCCATTTGAGTGTAATTTAACAGCATTCCAATCAATGATGAAAGCTTTGTCTTTGTCCATTTCTGGAACTGCAACAAGCTTGATTGAACCTTTAGGTCCACCAACACTAATTTCACTCCATCCATACCTAGAAGCTTTTCCAGCCTCTGATTGGTACTGAACATCAGTGTTAAGTTCTTTCAAACATTGAGAGTACAGCTCGTAGCTCATAACACAATCAGTTGGATCACCTTTTCCGATTCTTCTAACCTGAGTCATAGCATCTAAAATCTCTGAAAGAGCAGTGTTTCCTGAAGCAACATCACCAACAGAAGCATTTTCATATGCTTGTAAGTGTGGATAGTTAGCTTTAGTTTGACCAAAAATAGTTGCTGATTCTGCTGCCATCAACTGAGAAGCTAATGAAGAGAAAACTGATGTATTATCAGTTGCACCATTTTCATGAAAAACCTTATCGCCTATTTCTACGTTGCTCAAGTCTACTGAATTGTCTCCATCGTCTAATGCAAAGTTTGCATCAAGGCTTAAAACCTTAGTAGTCATATTAATAGTCTTAACATAAGCACTAACAACAGCATCAGATCCTCCATCAGCTTGGATTTCAATTAATTGTCCAATCTGAAATCTTTCTGGTCTGTTTACTGTAATAGTATCAGAAGCATCTGATTGATCAGTTATAGTATCAATATGCCCGCCTGTTAATAAACATCCACTTAAAGAATCTCTCATAGCTGCTGTAAAAGCGTTAATTCTATCAGGAAGAATTTTAAGGAATGATTGCTCTAAACTTCCATGAGCAGATAAATCTCTGTCATTGAAAATCATTGATCCCCATAGTTCTTTCTGTGCAGAAATAGATCCTACAACATAGTTATCTTCTACAATGTTTGTTCCGGCTGCAGATCCAGTGAATCCCGGCAATTTACCGAAAGCCATTGAGCTTGCTGAATTTCCAACGAAAGGAACTTTTAAATCCCCACCTTTCCAGCTGTTATCTTTTTTTACGTTTGAGAGTAAGAAATCTCTCTTAATTACTTCTTCTACCAACAAATCATAAGGAAGATATTCCTTAAGAAGTGAGTCGAAAGTTGCAGTAGTACTTGCTACCATTTTATTCTCCTAGTTAATTATTATTAGAGAGTGCTAAGTAAGCTTTCTCAATATCTTCAATAGATTTAACTTTTGGCTTTACGGCCGTAGAGTTATTTCCTTTCAAAGATGGTAAGGTCGCTTGCTGAACAACTGTCTCTGGTTTATTGTTTAACAGATGGCTGTATTTTTCATACACTCTGTGAACACAATCCTCTATAGCTGGGACTGTTCCACTTGCAACTTCATGGTGCCTTCCAACTAAGCAAATCTCTTCGGCCATATTAATTTTATTTTTGGCCATGGCTTTATTTAATTCGCCGTACTTACCTGTTGTAATGGTGCCCATTAGTCGGTTGTAGTCGTCCTCAACTTGATGAGTAAATTGTCTTTGTTGTTCCTGCATCTGCTTTTGTTCCCAATCTTTTTGCTGAGTTTCGAACTCTCTTTTCTGCTTAACGAAGTCTCTTTGTTCTTCAGGTAGCTCATCTTCCTTGGCAAGTTCTACGGCAAACTTCATAAAATCTTCTTCTTTAATTCCTAGCCTTCCGAACACTCCCCTTAAATCACCTGCATCTCTAAGTTCTTTTATGTCAGATAAACCACCAGTTAAATTAATTAACTGATCTTCTAACTCTTTAGACTTGCTTGATCTAGAGGTAAGCTTTTCTTTAAGCTCTGGTAGCCCTGCTGTAGCAGTAGCCCACTCTCGAAGTTGATCTTCTTGTTCTTTGCTTTGAACTGCTGAACGTACCCATTCAGGAAACTCATGTTCCTTGTCGTGATGTGTATAAGAGAAATTTGGCATATACTCCTCTGCTACTTCAACACTCTCATTAGCACTTGCTTCTACGGTGTCACCCATATCAGTAGTAACTTCTGGTTCCATTAGTCCTTCGTTTTCCATTTCGTTTTCGTCACTCATTTTCTTCTCCTGTTCAATCATTGGCCTTCGATTGAAGTTATATTGTTTACTGTCCCTGACCTTCGGACACTAAACCTAATTCACTGGGATCTATTCCTGGCATTTCATTCGCTTCCGGGGCTAACCCCTCTGCTACTCTGGCTTGAGAATCAGGTGGAAGTTGACTGACTTGACTAGAAAAGACTCCTTGTGTGTTTAGTTTACCTACTAACCACTGTATTGCTTCCGATGGTACTTTAATTCTCTCAACCCTGTTTGTCTGTGGGTTAAAGAAAGAAGCGTTAACAGTTGTTAAAAATCCTCCCGATGGAACCATACCTAATTTCTGTTGTTCCAACTGAAGTGCTTGTTGTTTTATAAACATCTCATGCTGTTGAATTTTTTGCCCGTAAGCTTGTTGTGCTTGTGGGTGCAAGAATCTAAAATCTGATTTCTTTGTTCTATTAATTAAAGACTTAACCATAAAAGTATGATTATCAGATGGACTCACGCCTACCATCTCTCCTTTGTCTAATGCTAAAATGTCATTAGTAGCATTATCCGTATCAAGAGTAAGTGAATCAAAAGCAATCTCACTATTACCAAAAGGCATTTGTCTTATTACTTGTCCGAGTTGATCTGGAGCAAGACTACTACCTGCAAACTGTAATATATGAGACATAGAAAGAACTTGGCCAAACTTAGTTTCAACATCACCAGTTTGAGGAACAACTTTGATTTCAAATCCTTCAAAGTTATTATTCTTAAACTCGTCAACATTTACCGCTTCAGTAATACCGGCAGTTCTTATGATATGCTGAGGTACTAAGTAGTGCTTCGCCATTTGCAACATCTTTTTAAAGAGTTGAACTTCGAAACGCTCGTACTTCTCTGCATATTTAACAAATTTCTTCTTATGTTTCATTGAACTATAAAGAAGATGATATGGATCGCCTTGTGGTTGCTTATCCACCATTTGATCGGCAAGCCCTACAGCCTCATACATCTCTTGTACTTGAGATCTTAAGTACTCAATAAACTGAGTTCCTGTCCGACCCGGCTGTATTATTGGAGGTTGACCTGAGAACTGCATCGCCCTCACGCCATTTAACACTCCACCAGAGCTTAGTTTCGTTCCCTTTTGAATAAAAACCTTGTCATCCCCTAATGTTACTTGGTGTTCAGCCACCTTGCTTGAGGCTCTATTGATTTCTACTTGATAAGGTCTACAGACTTTTATAATAGAAGTAGCTCTCGGAGATGTAGTCATCTCGTCAAAACCTTCACCTACTAAAGGGAATACACCAAAAGGTAATTCACCCTCAGTAACTATAAAGTCATCTGTAAATAAAACATAATATCCATTTGGATATATGCTATCTGGTTTATAATATAATTCTCTAACTGATATTTGTTCGGAAACATCTTTATAATCACCAGTGTTTCCATCAAAGATTTTGTAATGGCTTGGTGTTTGTGATTTAGAAACATTATCTAACTCATCTGGATTCAATGACCTTACAGTATTTTTAAACTCATCAAGGTCAATCATCTGTTCGTGTATCCACCACTTGCATTCATCATTATCTCTAGCAGAAGGATCTCGTTTTAAATCGAATCCAAAGATTCTATCAATAACAAACTCACCTGCTTTTAAAGGCTTCCCTTCTTCATCTTGTCCAATAACAGGACCCTTATCATAATCAAATCTAATCTTTCCCCAACATTCACCTACGACTATAAAGTCATGAACAAATTTAGATTGCTTTTTAGACCAATTGCAAGAATCTTTTACCCAATCAATAACGGCTTGTGCAAGCTGAGCAGCTTTAACATCCGAGAGTTCCTGATCGTTATAAGGAACTGTAGATACTGAGGGATTAGCCTCTAGTACAGAATTGATAAATAGATTTGTTATTCTATGAATATGATTCTTAACAAGGCGAATTTTTTGTCCACCTGAAGGTCTTGAAGCCCCTCTTCTACGGGGGTCAATACTACTTGACTTGGTATTATTATAATGGTCTCCCGACCTTAGAAGTATATTAGTTCTTTGTTCAGCAAAAACTTTTTCGTCACATTGTTTTCCTGCACTATACATGCTTCTTAATTTGTCTACGGTAAAATTAGGCATTTATATATTCTCCTTGCTGAAGGATCTTTTCGTAAGCTAACGGATCTGATAGTTTCAGTTCCTCTAGATCTCTTTCAGCACTCTCAGAGGCCTCTGTTAAATCAAATGTATCCATAACATTATCACCTACTTTTTCTTTCTGTTCAACAGGATATTGAATAAAATGATCTTTTGCAGTATAATTGTCTATATTTTCAGAATGTAAGCTTAATTTCAGCCCATTCCATGAGAATTCTCCAACATTATTTTCTTTGCAAGACTTAATGATTCTACATACTTCAGTAGAGGTCATCCCAGAATTCAAGTTCTTCGTCGATTTCATCTTGCATGTTTTGGCCTTCGTCGTCTTCCCAGTATTCATTTGGTCTCCTGTGTTGTTTAGTGGATGTTTTTTCCGTATCAGAACCTGAATCAAGCCCAGAAACCTTCTCCCAATCAATCGGGATTTGCATCAATGCATATCTTAAAGCATCGATAAGATCATCTTTTGCTTTACGTTTGTCTCCAGTTAAGAGCATTGTCTCTAATTCTCTAACTAATTTATCTTCTTCATTACCTTTGTATATCTTTAACATTCCAGTTTTAAAT